TGTGGGATCGATTGGACGGTAGCGTCCTGCATAACTCATCTCCTTTTGTAAAGCCTCTAATGTTCGATACAGATATGGAGTTAAATCCAACCTGGGATCGGCAGCCATCGGAAGGTTCGGTGACTGCGGGTGAGGGGTCTGCATCAGGCCACCCACCAGGCGAGAGAATTGAGCAAAGGCGCCCTGTAGTTCACTCACCATCCTGAACGGGAACCCAGATAACATCTCGGCCCGTTCCTCATCCGTTTTAGACGGAAAGAGGTATTTCAGTGCTTCAATGCTATCAACACCTAATTCTTGCAGATTTCGTACCACAATTGAATTGTTAAGTACGTCTTGCGTCGAATCTTCGTAAACAGGACCTGTCCACCTCCACAGCATAGTCAGATCACCATCTGGAATGAGGCCTGTAACTCCAGGGGGAACTGCTTGCTGTTGAATAGAAGCATCAATAGCAGCTTCTACTTGCTGCTCGAATTGATTAAGTGCATCTTTATAAGCTTCAACCTCTTCTGGCGCTGCGTTTTGTGCAGGCTCGACGGGCCTTTCAATACCTACTGCAGCAGCCAAAGACATACGGAACAACTGTTCCTCTTGATAAATAATTAACTCAAGACAGCGGCAAATGCCATACGTATAAATTGCATTCGCTTTTTTCTTTGAAGTTGCGGAAACCCGACCAAAGAGTGATTTGTATTCAGTTGCGGTGACGCCTGCGGAAATAGAAAGTTCATCAACACCGCCAAGCGCGGTTCGAATTTCTTCCCGATATTGACGTGCAAAATTATTTTGGTCGCCAGTAATTGCGTCTGGAACAATGTAACCAACTCGGTCGTTTGGCTCCAGGTTTGCAATAACGCGTGGTACGCGTATCTGACCATCAACCCCACGGGATACAGGATCTGCTTTAAAAGTAGATCTGCTCAATGGATTTGCGCCAGCGAATCCAGAGTTAGCTGCAATAGAAGGCCGCTGTACGACGGACTCGCTGCCTGCCTCCATCAAGTCAGTCTTGGGACGAGACGAAAGAAGGGTTGGATTACCAAAGAACTGAACGTTTTTCCGCATTGTGCGGACCAATTCATCGTGCGTGACAATATGATTTGCCATCGCATCGAATTCACCAACACCTTCCTTGGCAAATCCCTTGGGATTATTAAAGATTTCTACGCAGGGAATGAATCCGAGTGAGTTTTTAAAGTTTTTTGTTTTGCCAGGTGACATGCCAGATGGCATATCAAAAGTCATCTCAGCATCAGAATGAGTTTCTTCAATTTCTTTTGCTTTGATGGAGAGACGGATATAACGCTTAGAGCCTGGCTCTCCGGTAATTGAAGTGCCACTGACGTTGGTAACGTTGATACCGTCATATGAGCTTCCAGCCCTGCGGACTTTATAGCTGTAGATGATCACGACTTCTTCGAGTTCACCATCTACGTTGTAGTAACTGCGATATTCGTGTTCGCGGAAATAATAAATTCTGTAATTCTGCTTTGTGGGTCTGATATAGAAAATACCCTTACCGTCACACAAGAAGTAGTCCCAGATGGAATCCAGGCGGATATCCATTTGGTTGTACTTTACAACTCGGTCAATGAAATCTTTGCGCTGTGCACCAAAGTTGTCTTGACCAGGGAAAAATTCGACACCCTGACGGATGCCGAACAGTTTCATCTGTGCCAGGTGAGACGCAACGACACCAGTGTCTACAACGGTACCGGAATCTTTTTCCAGGTAGGACTCAACGATTTCCCTAAGCCTGGCTTTTGCGTCGACAGACATTAACTATTTTCCTTTTTACTTAACTCAATCTTAGCAGCTTTCTTGTGCTGTTTTCGATGCCAGAGCCAGCGGTCAAAATAAGCAAGTTCTGCCGGAGTAAATAATTCCGGATGATCAAGCGCTTTTTTTACCAGCTTTTTCTTTTTCATCAAGCACGACGCTTTCCTTTTTGTGCAGGCATCATGGGCATACCCATCATGTCACCATACATGCCCTGGGTCATATTCATCTGAGTGCCGTATGGACCAGGGATGAAACGCATTTGGCTAGGCATACCTTGCATGGCCTGGTAGTTCATGCTCATTGCGGCACTGCGCATCATGGCAGGGTTGTTCTGATAGCCATAACCCTGTTGCATCATCATGCCGCCCACGTTTCCGACAGCGTTAGAAGGCATGCCCATTTGAGGTTGCATGCCCATACCCATACCCATTGGAGGCTGCATACCCATGCCGCCTTGTTGCATGTTAGGAGAACCCATGGTCTTAATGTTTTTCTATATTCTAAGAGTGTGAAACTAATTTTTAACGATCAAAAACGGCCGCCCATATTCATTGATCCACCGTATACAGGTGAACCCCCTGGGAATGGTGCAGTACGCGTTACGTTTACATCAAAACCAAATGTTGGAGTTTGATAGCCAATACCAAGCTGTCCACTCCTATCGATAACATTGTACTGACCGCCAAAATTAAGCCGCTGATTGGCATCTAGTTGAGTGTTGACATTGCCACGTAGGGCTTTGACTCTTTCGTTTTCAATGTCAACGCCAAAATTAATTGGTGGCTGCCCGACTTCCCGCGTGCCACCCTGCATCTGTTGAATGGCTTCGGGGTTGATCTGCATCGGGCTGCCTAGCATTCCAGCCATATTGCCAACTTGCTGACCCCCTGGGTAAGCTTGAGCAATTGGAAAAGAAGAGTTTCCTTGATAAGCAAAAGGCAACTGAGGACCTGTTCGCCTTAAGAAAATATCTTTTTCATTTGGATTATCTGTCCGAACACCTTTGTTATAAATTTTTTGTTGACGTGAATCCCTCTTAAATGCTTCGGGATCAATCGCGCTTCCAGGTCCCCCCATAAAATTTCCGCCTGCAAACAAATTACCTGGGGCGCCAGGTACGTTTGACTCTCCGTAATAAAACATTTTTACCTCTTTTTTATTTTTATATTCTACTCTTCTAAAACCACGTAACCTGCGGGGTCATTTACCTTCGATATGACAATACCTTCACCTCTTACATCCCAGTTAAGTAAGTCTCCTTCTTGCCAGCAAAGATCTTCCATTACTTCTTCGGGAAGAACGATGAACTGATCTCCGTTTTCGTCTTCCTGGACCTCGAGGACGTAGCTCATTTCGATAAAATCTTTTCCATTAGCTTATCAAGCTTATTATTAATTTCGCGAAAGTTATCATGCATTTCTTGGATTTCCCTTAAGAAATCAACTTTGAGAACGTATTCCATTGGCATCCTGTTGATTTGATCTTCCAAGAGATCAATCCTCCTTTTCTGTGATCCGGTGTAATCAAAGGCTTGCTGGATTCTTTCTCTTTGACGATCAAGAAGACGGTTTGCGGCCCAGCTGCCTCCTGTGATGGCAGATATAACAGCTGTTAAACCGATTGCAAGATACTCCGGACCCACTAGACCAAAAAAGAAATTCCTTCTTACAATTTTAGGTTTAGTAATCAACTTGTAACTGGCCTTTTCTTGCCAAACCTGTAACAAGCCAGACCAGAGCGTCGACACAATCATCGTGACTACTGACGCCAAAGTTGGTAAGTTCTTCAAACATATTAGTGAAATTTCGATAACGATTGAAGATAATCTTACGATCTTCAAACATGCCCATAATTCCACGGAAGCGGGCAAGCTTGTCTGCCCTGAAACCTTTGACTGGATGCCAGATCAAGTTATAAAGGCTTTCCTGGTTTAAACAAACTCGTTTGAAGTCGGCTTCCAGGGATGCCTGGTACTGCACTGCTTCTGACCAAATATCACACGTTGAGTAAGTTGGGAAGTAATTATCGTTTGCATCTTTACCAAGAATTGACCAATCATTGAGAAGTTCTTTAAGAGCGTCTAGTTTTTCAAGATTACCCATGACCCGCAGCCTGCGGTAATCAATGATATGAATGCGGTCGCCAATACGTCCGCCAAGAACCATCACTGTGTAATCGTTTTTCTCTTTTGTGCCAGCAGATAGATCAACCCCAACTCCAAGGGTGTCAAATTCAGTTGCGATCTCTGCTTTAACAATCAACTCAGGCGCAAGAGAAAGCTCGTTCTGCCTGATGATTTGATTCATGTACTGGAACGAAAAAGCAATAGGTGCCTGCCTTTTCTTTTCTTTCAAATAATCCAATGACCACATATCAGGCCAATAGGAGATTTCATCTCCGGTCTTGGGATCATTTTGAATTGCAGATAGAACAATTTGCGTCCAGTTGTTTTGCTCATTAAATGTTGTTGCGTGAATGTCATCGTGACGGAAGCGCGTTCCAAGACAGATGGCACGCCCACCTTCAAACATGGTGGGAGCAATCACGGCATTCCAGTTGTCCTGCATCATCTTTCTGATGTCAGGGTTTGAGATATCTGCCGCAGATTTAATTGCGTCATCAATCATGACGAGATGAGAACGCTTGGAGGTCACTGAACCTTTTAAACCTGCCGCACAGAGTGTAAACTGTTCGTCACCAGTAACGTCAATACCTGCAAACTTATGATCAATAGACCAGTACTCATTACTGGTCACATTTTTTAGAAGTCTTACTTCGGGAAAAACTTCTTGATATCTTTTGCTCTCGATAATACGTTTGATAGTTGCGGACTTAGAACGTGCAATGTCAACTGTGTAAGAGAGGTAAAGAATCTGCAGAGGTTTCTTGGCTTGAGTATGTATGCCAATTGCCCATGCAGTAAGTAGACCAAGGACTGTGCTCTTTGCTGAGCCACGGGGGGCAAGCAGGTCTACGTTTGGGCCAGCGATACGCAGCAGACAACTACTGTCCTCTTCTGTCACAAAGTGACGGTGCCAGTCCTTGTGATGCTGAGCAGGTGGTTTATCTGCAACGTATTCACAAAAGTAACCAAAATCTTCCCTTGCTTTTTTTAGGTCTTCAAGGTTTTTGTTTGGTTTAAGTTTGTAATTCTTGGAAGCAGCTCGTGCATTCCTGCGATAAGCGAGATGTAGATAAGAAGGCACGAGGTGTTTAGCTAGTTACTGAATACTAACTTATTCTTTTTTCTTCTTACGTTTTTTGTTTTGGTATTTACGCGCTTTTTCCAAAGCAGCACGACGTTTTTCATTGTCGTCCATCTCTGTACCATCTTCTTTTTTGGCCTCTTTTTTCTTGAGGTACTCAAGAAGTTGAGGAGGCATTTTACCTTTTGCCATAATTAATGTTTTTCTTTATTTTAATGTCTGGTTATTCTTCTAGCTGCATACGCGCCCAGACGCTCATGCTTGCCTCGTGAAGAGGAGATTCAATCGGATCATCCTTAAAAATAAACATCAACTCTCTGATCGCACGATCTGCGCCCGCCATTAAGAGGCCTTTGCGATCTTTGGCGGAAGTGTACTGCTCAACCTGGTGGATAGTTCCACGCAATTCTTTTTGCATGGATGCAATACGAGCCACGCCAGCATCACGCTTAACAACACAATTCTCAATATCTTCTCGCAACTTACGGATGTCTTCCCGCATTTCTTCAATTTCTATAAGTAAAGTTTTCCGATGATCGGGCTTAGGGTAATGTTTTTTGATCCATGTTTCACACGCAAGAATATTTCCTACATAGCCAAGGAACCTGGCATATAAAAAGCATTCAATAAAAGAATAGTTTTCACATGCAAAGGCATGCAATGATTCCTGAACATCCTCAGGTTGCTCAACAAACCAATCTTCAAAAGCACCAGTGTCAATGGTGCTTTCTTCTCTAGTACTTATAAGCTTGTCTTGCTGAGCGTTCATTCCAATCCTTTTGACGGCGTCGAGATGATTCTAACTCAAGCAATGTGCTACGGAATTTTTCAGGATCAAACTCGGAAGCTTTCGCTGCCTCATCGCTAAGAAGTGCAAGATAATCCTGCTGACGGCGATCTTGATCGCTTCGGAATTCATCCAGGAAACGCTGGACATCTGTATTAAAGTTTGCTGCAGCAGTATCCCTATCTTCCAGGAAATTAGATTGCCCAAGTCCGCGATCATCTAAGAATTTCTCGTCGAAACCAGATAAGAGTTCTTCTGCTTGAGCTTCGAAATCAAACTTGCCCCCCGCTGCTCCAGCTGGCTCGCCAGTGGGACCTGCGCCTGCAGCAGGGCCTGCACCACCGGTGGGAGCGCCGGTGCCTCTAGGTGTGCCAGTGTTAGTGGGTCGGGCAGGAGTTGTACCGCCAGTAGTGGTTTCAGTGGTGGGTACAGTGGTGCCACCCTTAAGTATCTTGGACTTAAGATCTTTTACGCTCTGTACCTGTTTTTTGGTGCCAGAGTCCTTCAGTTTGTCTAATAATTTTTTCAGTCGATCTGGATTTGAGATCTCGCCTTCAGTAGAGCTACGGATTAAATCTTTTGCTTTTTGCGCGATCTCTTTAGCTTTTTGTGGATTTGAAGCACCGCCACCACCGCCTCCTGTAGGTCTTTTGTCAATGTCGGAACTAGATTGATTGGCTGTTCCAGGGGAGGAAGTTCTGTCCTTGTTTGGTTTGCCTCCGGTAAGAATAGATAAAGGATTTAATTTTTGATTTTCTTTTTGCTTATTCTCTTGCTGCGCTGTAGGACCTTGTCTTTTTTCTTCTTTTTTCGCAGCAGCAGGTGCAGGAATATTTTGTCTTTGTTGCACAACAGCATTTGTCTGCACCAGGGGTCTTGGCGCAGGAGCAGGTTGCTGCCTGGGAGGCTGAGGAGGAGCAGGTTGGGGTGCTGGCTGCGGCGCAGGACGAGGTGACGGCGGTGGTGGTGCCGGACGCGGAGCAGGTGCAGGTTGTTGCCTTGGCGGCGGTGGAGGTGCTGGCTGCGGCGCAGGACGAGGTTCCGGCCTCGGTGGGGGCGGCGGAGGAGCAGGCCTTGGTGCTGGAGCGGGCTGATCTCTCTGTGCTACTTGCGCAAAGGGATTCGGTTGATTACCGCTACCGCCACCACCTTTATTCTTTGCCATATTTACTCCTCAATTTCGTATGCTGGTTTTGCTTTTTCCTCTTTCTGTCTTTTTGATTCTTTTAAATCAACCAATAAGTTCTTGAATCCTTGGATATCAAAAACCTTATCAGAGTAAGAATCCCTACCTGGCGCAGGTGCAGAAGAGAATTTCATGGTTTTCAATAAAACTAATTATAACAGTCACAAATTAAATGGTAGCTCCACTAAAGGCAGAAGGAATCAAGTTGTACAGGTTGGTTGCCTGCTGCGTTTGGGCCTGCTGGAGACCTGCCAGTCGGTTGATGCGAGCAATGTCAAACTCTGTGCTGGCATTAAGTTTCTGACCAAGTAGGTTTGCCGATTGTGCTAAGCGGTTGATGTCGCGTTCCGCTTGGGTTGTACCACGGTTGATGCGCTCTGCAGAAGCAGCCTGCAAACGTCCGAGGTAACCGCCAAGGCCAGCCTGAAGAAGACCTAAACGTTCACGTGATTTGGCCTCAATTTTAAAGGGGTCTACAATTGCAGCAAAATCAAATTCAGCTGGTGTTGCTCCAGGTAAATCGTCTGGGTTAATCCCGGCAAAGGGTCCTTTGTTTCCTGTGGTGCCAGCACCGGAAGGAATATTATTTGGTCCCAGGTTTAAACCGGTTGATTCAAACTGGCCCGTTTCTGGATTTAATTTGAAGCCGCCGCCTTCTGTAAGGAAACTTGTAACTGAAGGATCAAACCTGCTTCCTTGGAAACCTGCGAGTGTTGAGCGGATGTCACTTTCTGAAAAGCCTGCTTGCTTTGCCTTATCTAATGCACTTTGAGTGATTTGACCAGGTTTAGTAAAGTAACCACTTGTATCCTTTTCAAAACCTTTCTTTGTTAGTTTCTTTTTAAGATTACCCGCCAATTTATTTGGCTGGAATGTACGTGCAACAGTTGCAAGATAATCACTTTTTACGGCTTGAGGTGCTTGCCTCTTTGCACGTGCTACTTCAGATGCACTGATCTTTTTGCCGGAACTTCCGCGACCCGACTGCTGAATAGCCTTGGTCAACTGCTGCTTTTGTTTGCCGGCAAGCTTTACTCCCTTTTTACTTTGGGACTCAATTAAATTCCTAAGTGCATCGTTCGCCATTTTTATCTACTCTATTAATAAATAGTATAAGCTCAGCAATCAACTGTAATCAACGCTGCTGGGTGGCTTGAAGCGATAGGTACCAGTGAAGCCGCCATCCGCAGTTTGATAACCAACACCGTATCGACCGCCAAATGGGAGGTTTGCGGTGAATGCAAGTGGGTTCTTGCGGATGTAATCAGGAGAAGTCAGAAGCTTTGCTTCTAAGAACTGAGAGAAGGTCTCTGGGCTGGTTTTACCAAGGGCACGGGCAGCTGCTTCTGTTTCCTTGATGTCCTGTTCCGTTAGATCAACACCGAGTTGTTTGGCAGCAAACGTTTGGAACGGACGGAACTGTTCAACAGTACCCTCTGGAGCTAGACCAGAAGAAAGCCCTGCAAGCTGCTCTGCAGTCTTGAAAGTATCTGGAATGCCATAAGCAAGACCAAAGTCAGCATAAATGTCAGAGGCCTCCAGTGGACTTCGCTGTCCACGTCCAACCTGACCAGCAAGAAAACGAGCATAATCTGCTGCGTTCTGCGTAATTTCAGCTTGTGAACGCTGGATGCCTTTAATGCCAATATCACTAATCTTCTTTAGACGACGAGGAAAACTTCCTTTCTTTTCTCCATCCTGTGTCAATGACCTTACACCTGGAAGATTTGAGAAACGAGCACTAGAATCAAACTGGTCTTGACCCGATTGTGGATTGCGAGGAGCAATTTCAGTTAGAGGATTTTTATCTTGAAAATTTTGAGCTGCTTTCTTTGCGTTTAAATAACTAAAAAAGTTGTTTTCTTCCATGGCTCTGTTACTTTTGTTTTATTTTAGATCAACTAAACAGAGCTGATGGAGGAGTGTAGCCAGGCATGGCCCTGCTCAAACGATCTTCGTAACGCGCAATTGAGCGCAATGCTGCAAGTGATGGATTATTTGCTTCGATATTTGCTCGTTGTGAAATATTTAAAGCTTCGTTGAAACGATCACCTGCACCACCTGCGCCGAAAGCATCCCGATCTCGCAAGTAATTAAGGCCAAACTCTGCAAGCTGAAGCTGGGCACCAGTTTTACTTGCCTGTTTTACAGCCTGTGCTTGCTCTCTTGCAGCGTCTTCTATGGCATCTGCCTGTTGTTCAGCGGCACTCTTTTGTCCAAAAAGACCGGCGATAGAGGTACCGATTGAAGCGATACCTAAGCCTGCTGATAAGGGATCGATTGGCATGCTACTGGTTGATGTACTTAGAGGTCTTACAGACGATGCATTATTTGCGTAAGTCGGTACTGAGCCTACAAAGGAGGGAGTTCCAAGGGGAAAACCACTGAAGTTAAAGCCGGACTGACCAGCTCTAAATTCAGGCATCTGGAAAAAAGATGATAGGTTTCCGACGCTCATGACCTAATTATATTGCAACTTAACGGAAGTCTGGAATATTGATACGTGGCAGTGCACCGTAAGCCTGGGTAATCTTGCCAGGTGTATCTGCAAGAATTTGGAGACGCAGTGGATTCAAAGTGGCCTGGGCAATATTTTGACCAATTTGATTAATTGTGTTTGGAATACTTGCTGCTAATTGATATTGGAACTGACGTTTTTCCCGATCAGCTTGAATCCTTGCGGCGTTTGCTGCTTCTTCAGAACGAAGTTCTTTGTAGACCTGTAGTTGTTCGCGAAGACGATTAGGATCCTCTTGCATTTTTTGGCGTTGGCTACTAAGAATGAATGCGCCAGCAAGAGTGGGATCCATCTTGCTTAATATCTCTTTTTCGTAATCTTGAAATCCATTTTTATCCTGTGTAATGGGATTACCCATGCCAGTCATACTGGAAAAGAAATTACCAAAAGTAGAAGAGTCAGCCATTTTTTATTCCTCAGCCAATAGAAATGTTTGGAGCGCCAAGGGCAACAACGTATGGGTTGGTTGCCAATACTTGACGCATTGTTGCGCCACGCTCGCGTTGTGCACCTAATGCAAGGTTCGCCTGTGCACCAAGCTGCATCTGCTGGAGGTATGCGTTGTTTTGAGTATTAATCAAAGCTTGGGAGCGAGTCAGCTGATCATTGGCAAGCTTCGTAGTAATTGGAAGCATTGCCTTCTGCATATTAATTTCTTGCTCGTTCTGGAACTGAGTTAAGTCCTTGAGGTTGGACGTAGTCATTCCCATCATGGTGCCGTAATACTCAACCTGCCGCTTTTGATTGCGGTCCATCGCATCTTGCTGGGCTGCAGCTTCATTCAAGTTGATGCGGCCCAGGGGGGTCTCAATGGACCTAGGGGGTTGAGAAATCTCTGTACCAGTTTTACCGGTGGGGGGTTTGCCTGTGTAAGCAGAAACGGCAGTCTCGGCTACGTTGCCGCCAAGTAAACCACCGATTGCAGAACCAGCAAGACCGCCCACAACGGTTCCTACAGGTCCAAGGAATGAGCCAAGGGCGGCACCGGCGGCACCGCCGGCAGTAGAACCAGCAAGGCCACCAACTGCTTCAGCAGGACGGCCTTCCATGAGAGCTGGGATTGCCATTAAGGCGCCACCGGCTAAGCCGCCTTTAAGACCAGTGCGTAATGGTTTATTTCTTACATAATCACCAACACCCGCAGCTTTTTGCTGGATACCTTCTGTAGCGGTTCCAAGACCGGTTTGCATCCGGGCTACAAAATCCTCAAGGCCTTGTTGTGCCTTGGCGCGACGGCTTTGAGGTTGAGCAGCGCCACCAACTTCCATGACTTCACCGGAAGCGGGATCACCCATATAAGTTTTGCCCGTGGCTGGATCTGTAAAGTAACGAGCCATCTATTTGATTATTTCTTATATTTTAAATTTTACCAGTACTCACACCATATTCTGCAGTTGTTTGTAACTGAGGTCGGTTTGCAGATGCAATTAATTCATTCGTCACATTACCTGCTGCAACGCCCAGCAGGGAGCCAGCCGCACCGCCCAGGATGCCGCGTACTGCTCTTTGTTTTGGAGTACCGCCGGTAGAAGCTGCAATCTTTGCTCCCGCAGCGCCAGCAACAAATCCTCCAGCCATTGGTAAGTTAACAGGGAATCCCAGAACACGTGCTTCTGGGTATCCTTGTAAATTCTCACCAGTAGCTTTTGCAATGCCAAGGCCAAGCAAACCTTTATCTTGATATAAGAAATTAAGGTAATTGGCATACCTCTCTGGAGTTAGTGTTGGGATTTCTTGTTTTGCAGTTTCATATTTAAGTGGGTCGCCAGTGCGGCCAAGGAAGAAACGCTCGAACAATTCTTGTGCTGGTTGACCTGTTTGCCGTCTGTCTTCTGCACCTTCAGGTGAATAACTTTGCGCATAACCTTCCGGACGAAATTGCTCCTCGGGATTTGTTATGTCATAAGTCCCAGCTGCTGCAGTGGCTGGAATTGCAATCGCAAGTGCGGCAGCTGCCTTGGCAGTAGGACTCTCAATTTTTCCAACACCACCTTCAACAACTCGTTGTGCAATTGCCAAAGGATGATTCCAGCGCCACCAGTAAGTGCGCGTACCATCATTTGCTGCGTCTACTAATGCACGAGATGCATAAGCGCCTGCGGCTTGGGCAGGAGATTGAGAAATTGTTACACCTTCTTTTTTTATATCTTTTGCAAAACGTGGATCTAAAACACTTTGTCCATAGCCAAGGTTGCCTTGACGCAGTACTTCATCCCGAGCATTAATCATTTGCCGCTGAACGCGGTCAGCAGTTTTTGCTCCTGTGACAAATTCTTGTAAGAACTTGATTGGGTTCATCAGACCATACCACCCATTGCAATCATTTCTTGCAGATAGCCAGGGGGTAGGTTCGGTAGCATTTTTGTTACCTGTTGACGATACTCGTCCAAGAAAGTTTGTTCGATGCCTTGAGCCTGGAACTGAGTTCCAGGAGCTACTGACTGCGGAACCTGAAGATTATTAACATCTTGACGCTGCATCATCTGCTGCATCAGCTGCTGCTCTTGGGAGACCTGTGTAGGTGTAACTTGAGGGCCCGGCATCATGCCACCAAGAAATGCTTGAGTCGCCAGGGGTGAAACAATTGAACCGCCGAGGTTGGCAGCATTCTCTAAAGCAGAAGGTACAAGCTCTTCCTCGAACTTACCTGGTGAAACTTCAACGCGTCGTTTCTTAGGTGGGCTAACCTTTCGTGCGAGAGCGGTCAAAGGAAGAGCAACAGCAAAATCACCGAGTCCATAAGCAAGGCCAGCGGTTGGGCCGCCACCCATTAGACCAAAGCCGGCGGATAAGGCGCTGCCCATCCCAACGTTTCTGACGAGGTCTTTATTGCGATTTAAATAACTACCTACTCGGGCGAGTCTTGCCATATCCTTTACCTGTATTGTTTTATTTTAATTTGCTTAACTTAAACGGATAGAGAAGTTTGAGGGTTTTCCCTAATCAAATCTGGGAAGGCAGAGATTTCTGTCGTCAGACCTTGCTCTATCATTTCCTGTAAGTAACCATTTGGATCATTATTGGCCTGCCTTGGAAAGGGATTTTGCACCTTATCGGATGGAGGCAATACAGGGCTTGATAGATATGACTGGTTCCAGATTGGATTGAAGTCGGGCTGTTGCTCTGGATAGTTCTCAGTTGCGGGCCTGCCAATCTCGTAGTCATAATCAGTTTCCGGAGCAAAACGTCCTTTGCCAGGAAACATTTCATAGCCAACAACCTCTTCGCCTTCTGGCAAGAAGTTCAAGTCATTAAGATTTAGTTTGCGGTTTGCTACGCGCTTTGTTAAATCTTGGGGACCAAATCTTGATGTTACCCAGGGTGTCTCCTGGTTCTTGGCGGGAAGATAATACTGCTCACCGTAAGAAAGCTTTTTATTTTTATTTCCGCCAAAAGTAATGTACGCCTCTGGATTTGTCTTTGGCCTATCTAGTTTCATTTACCTTTCTTCTTTTTGTTCAAGCCTACCAGGGTTTTACGTAAGTTTGCTTGCTTAATCGTTTTCTCGTCGTACTTGTTTGGATTAGAAAGAACGTTTTCCTGAAGTTGGGCTGAACTAATGCCACGGGATTTGGCTTTAGCGGTAAAAGCGCCCTCCTTCATCTCCATGCCTTGAATCCATTTTTTATCTTTTTTCTTTTTAGCCATGATCAAATACCAATACCAAACTGTTTAAGAACTGATTGGGGATCGCGTCCTTCAATTCTAGCTCGACGCATTGCTTCGCTCACATCCAAGGAGCGGCGTTTTTGTTCTGGAGTAGAACGCACTGCTGTTTCAAACTCTGGATAGCTACCGCGACGTAAAGTCATCTTTGTTTCTTCCCTTTGAAGAGCACTTGGACGCATTTCAACATCGGCAATTGGATAATTGCGTGGTTCGATACCATAGACACCAATGGAAGATCCTGTTTGAGATCCGGGGTCATACATTGCATAGCCACGACCGCCACCCGTCTTTGCTTTTTCTAATTGAACAGATGGCCTTGCACTGCGAATCTGAAGTGTTTCAGCAATGGGTTCATTAGTAACTTTGTCAACTTCGAAGAACGGACGCACCCCCTCTTGACGCTGAACCAATTCGTAGGTTGGCCCCAAAGATTCGAGTGACTCCATGCGTGAGCGCACAAAATCACGCTCAGCCATTGCGTCACCAATGTCTACTGTTAAAGAAGTGGGGTCCGGTAAGTTTTGTTTTTCAAACATCATTTTATTTAGGAGCTTGCTGTAGTAGCCACCTTGTTCTGGCTCATCAGCAGCTGCAAAACGCAGTTGAGGTTCTAGCTGATCAATCTCTTCTAATCTATTTATGACATTTTGTTGCTCAGCGCCAAGGCTAGAAATTTTGTTTGTTAAATCAATATCTTCTGCAATTAAATTACTAACGTCCTCTGGCCTGCCGGTTGTTTTATAGAACATGCCGGTTGGTATTTCTTCTTTTTCCTTGAGCTCTGTTTGAACGCGTGGAACAACAGTTAAAGGAGAAGAAGGTGTTTCAGACAAACGGGAAAGAACCGCTGGATCACCGGTTGATGCATAAAGCTCCATGGCTTCTGCAATGGCAGGATCTTGACCCATTGCACGTTCCCGGCGATAACGACCTGGGATAGAAGCTCCAAGTTCTTCGAAACGTGTTTGCAGGAACTGTTGTGCTTTTTCGCGTGGGCTAACAGCTGCTGCTGGTAGCAGTGGAGTAATTTGCTGCTCATTCACCATTGCAGGTGGAACAGTTCCTTCGCCCCAAGGATCAGAGATGTTTAACTTTTGAATCAGTCGGCCAGTTGTTTGATCTTCTCCAGATTCAACTGCATTAAAGAATTGATTTGAAGTAGAAGGTAACTGTGTCTTTTGGATGTCGGTTAGAGTTGCCGCATCTTCTTGCAACCTGTTTGCCGCGCTGATCAGATCTTGCGTTCCTAACGCACGCCGTGCAGCACGCACATCTTCTGAAGGGGGATAACGCTTTTCAAGACTGGCAAGTACATTTGAGCGGTAACCAGGTTCACCTTGGCGTTCGCGATAACCAGCACCATAGATGCGTGAGGTAGCAGCTGGGAAGTTCAACTCTGCTGCCGTAGGTTCTGGAATCGCCTCACTCAACTGACGATTGAATTGCTGGAAGGCTTCCTCTTCCGTTGGCATCACACTACGCCTTGGAGTAGGAGGCGGAGATGATGGTGCAGGTTCAGAAGCAACACGACGTACTGCCTGCTCCATGTCCGCAAGATTGACTTGGCGTACACCAGCGGTTGCAGATTTGGGGGGTCCTTGGGGAATCTGGCGCCCACGACCAAGTAATGCCCTGGCACCAAAGCCTAATCCTGCTAATGCACCAGCACCTGCTGCAATTGCACCCAAGGTTGCCAATGGATTGGACTCTTGCTCTGGGGATTTGAGTTGATTACGGCGAAATTCAATAACATCAGGCGCAATCCGCGCCCTTTCCTGTGGATCTTCTGGGACTGGGATACCAGTGGCGTTGCTATATGCGTAAAAATCAGCAGGAGATAGCGCCATAACTTTTAAACGTATTTTTTAAACCTTTTATTGGTTACATTCTAACTTTGGGTGTCTAAAAAACAGGAACATCCTGTAAACTTAGAGTTATAAAACACCGAATTAAGGGCGGCAAGCGCCATAAACCGACTAATTAGGGTAAAAAATAAATTTTGGGACTTTACGCCGGGGTTACACCCGGCTTTTTTGTGTAAATTCTTGGGGTAATTGGGTTTATTACCTACTATTTGAAGGAAAAGTGTACGTATTGCTACACAAAATCCCCCTATTTCCCCGGAAAGGGTAGAAAATTACCTGACGCTTCTATAATACGCCCACCGCGAGAGGATACGTGTAGAAAAAAAGAAAGATCTTGAATTAATTTGAACCATCCGAATTAAAATCATCGACTGTTTGATACGAATTCGTATCGATCGCGGTTAAATTCCCCAAACTTCGCGCCCAACCTAGGGTCTCGCTCCTCTCTTCCCTTCGCTCGAAATAGGACAGTGAGCGGCTGAGAACGTCGGAATTGTTTTGTAATTCTGACAATTCAGTCAGGGGAATTTGGCGTATTCAATCGGGGGCTGCGCATCCGTAACACGCAGACATCCACACTAACTCACCTCAGTTCCATGACTATGACCTACTCCGAGCTGCTCGACTACTTCACACCTGAAGAACTAGACGATGCAGCGATTATCGCACGGTTTGAACAACATCACTTCCCGCAACTTACGTATGGAGAAGTCTACGTCCGCATCTTGAAAGAGATGTGGGCAGAAACACACTGAGTACCAGGCTTGATGCAGGGGGATCGAATCCCCCACTCAGTATTGCCCCCAGCGGAGATGGGTACCGCACTACGGAAAAGATCCGTGCAACTCAACAACTACGAAATCATCTCACTCGCTGTAATCTTCTTGATTGCATGCGTGGTTGGTTACGTAACCGACTGATCCGTCTAAGCGGGTGACCAGGTGCAAACCCTGGTCCAGTTATTGCCACCCACCGAGGGTGGCCTCACTTAATTCATGTTACGTTCCAAGCTATCGCAACTCCTTGCTGCCTGTGCAGTCAAGGTTGCTCAAGACCAAACACCTGAGCGTATCAAAGCTCAGCTCAAAGTACGCAAGCAAGCATTGATCCATGAGGTCAATGGTTATCGCGTCTTTCTTTCTAGTGTCATCTTACCCAACTGAACTCATGTTCATCTATCAACCCACTGTCAGCTGCACCGACCGTGTCGTATGGTACGGCGGTGAATCAACTCAGCTGCACTACGAAGTAGAAGTCGACAATGGCGACGGCAATCCTGATTGGATTGATCAGGCAGTTCGTACTCTTGGTGGTGGTACACCAGCAGGAGTATCTGATCTGCATGCCGAGCTCGTTGACTTCTACAACTATTGCCAGGTCGCTGGCAACATCTGATTACCATCCATCAATTCAACTCACATCATGACTAAGCACTACATGGTTGATGCAACACTTGCCATTGTGATGGGCACAGGTGTTGGATTGTTGATCTCTGTCTTTGGTCAGAAACTGATCAATAAGCATTACGTCAACACATGCAACACCCGCCCCAATCACAATCTTATTTACGTCCAAGGTTTCCTTGGTGATACGTACTATTGCATCAACAATGCATACTTAAAGTCCAAGTGACGTTTGCACTTTCCCATCCGCAAGGATGGGTTACTGCAGACCTCACCGTCTGCTATCCAACTCAACTCAGTTCAATCATGTTCTCAAACACCATCGTCGGCAACATCTCCTACATGGAGCTTGCAACACACGAAGGTCGCGAGTTCCTTGCGATCACCGTAGTTGTTAACGACATGTACGAAGGTACTTGCCGCGTTAAGTTCAATAACAACAATGGCCTGATGACCGCCTATAACAACGGTACACTCGTTGTTGGTCAGCAGCTCATCCTCACTCAATATGATGTCAGACTTAGCAGCATCCGTACGCACTACTTCAAGGATGGCGATCTCGTGGCACTGAAGTGTCCTGAGATGGTACTGACTAGAGTACGTGCTGTCATCGGATCTGCCCCTCGTCCCAAGGCACAGCCTGAGGTCACAGCACCAAAGGCTGAAGCAACCTTGGAAGAGATTCCCTTCTGACATCAGACTCCTGCACCTAACCTTTCCGTTGATATGAATTCGTATCGGCGGTAGGTTTTCTGCAGGACTCAATGTCCTGCCAACACACTTACCTACAGGTCAACTCAAATGAAACAGATCTACTCCATGGGCAAGGGCAAGTATGTGACCCTTGACTCTTACCATGCGTCTCGTGAGACTCTTGGTAGCAAGATCATCATGACAATCTTCGTCGTCATCATTGCAGGCATTACTGGCTCTGCAATGGTAGGCGTAGATCTCATTCAACTTCCCTCAAACAACAATGTACTCACTCGCTGAACACACCAAAGTTCTAGAAGCACGCATCAATTGTTTGATCGATAAGCTTCTGGAACATTACAACAAACAGTACGGAGACTATGGCATTGAATTTGACATCGTGCGTGGTACTAAGTACTACAAACTAATTCAACGCAACACCAGACGTAACAGTCTTGGTGGTGACGAAGGCAGTGTCCATGCTTTTATCCATCGTCAATCAGGTGCTGTCTATAAGCCCGCATCATGGAAGGCACCTGCCAAACATGTGCGGTACAACCTGCTAGACGATGTTTCGTATGAGACCTGCCTACACAATGCCGACTGGTGCGGCGGATACCTCTACATGAAGTAACGACGCACTATCACTGGTGTCATCTCTGCCTGAACCACTACGGCTGGTACTTGCATCCTTGTTTGT